CGCACTAATTGGGAGATTTGGTATGCCTAATAAAGCAAGACTATTTCTCATATATTTGCCTTCCAGTTGTACTGTGGTAGGTCAGATGCTTGGACGTCTAATCCAATTCTTTTCATCAGTTCCACAATACCTTGGTTATCTGCCTTTCCATAAACCGTCTTAATGCCCATATCTTTGCCACGCCTAATAAATCCAATTACAGACTTAGCCAATGTTAAAGGCGTGTCTTCTGTAAACAAATGGATCTCTGCTGAGGTTGGGTCAATCTTGCGCACCAAGAGAACAGAATTGTTTTCTTGCATCAAAACGCCAGCATTGTTTTTAGTCATTGATGCAATAGTGCGCAAAATTTTGCTTGCGTCAATGTTTCTCTTGGCCGCGTCTGCCATGATGATCTCTGATGCTTTCATTGCATTCTTCCTATGTTTGTAAATTCATGATGCCGACCATCTGTTCAGCCCACTCTTGCCACGTTGCATAGAGTCTTTGATCGGGCACGGCAGATTGTCCAAAGTAGCCGATACCGTTGATACCGTCTACCCAATCCCTCCAGCGGTCTTCTTCCACGTACCCAATGTCGTTTGACGAAAACAGTTCCGCCATCAACCTGCAATACAGTGGCCATTCCATGCCTCTTGGGTCATACGTTACCATTTTAAGGATTGCCTGTACCGCGTGTGTCGCCTGTATCGAGGCTCAGCAACACTTTACCCATGAAATAGTTGCCGTTGTAGGTGTTTGAACCAAAGCGCAATCGCATCTCACGACGCTGTTCACGCATGTCTACCTTCAGGGTATCAATTTCAAAGTAGTAGGGATCAGAGGGTTGATCAACGTCGTCGGCGTAGCCCTTGCCAGTGACGACAAGGTACATCTGCTCGGTCTGAACGAAGTCAGGTTCAACGCGTTCACAGCGCGTCCAGAGGTTGTCGCCCGGCTGTGCTGTCGCGCCCACCAACCCTGCGTATGTGCCTAGTGGAGGTGTCTCAAAGTAAGAATTTATAGCGTTTACAAAGTTCAAGTAGATCTGGTTGACGCCAGTCTCTTGTTGCCACAGGGTGTAGGTGCCTACGTTGTTCTCTTCGTTGCCAGCCCAGATGGGTTGACGGAAGACCTCGGAGAAGGTGCCTGCGGAGCGGTACGCACCGGGCGCCTGCCCCGCGTCATACCAAATCTTTTCACGCACGTTGTAGATCACCGCATCATTGCACTCAGTCGCATCACCGCGTGGGTAGAAGAACCAAATCTCACCCCAGCGTGGCACCTTAGTCACCCACACCTTTTGGCGCTGTACGTAGTTCAAGTTATCAAAGAACCAGTTCATGTTCTGCGTGTTTGGCACCTCTTGCACAACACCGTTGTACATCAAGAAGCGATCAGTTCCAGCCCAATAGAAGATGCCGTCATACTCAATCACGCATGAAGATGACATGATCGAGCTTTGGCTGGAAATCAGGTCATACTTCCAGAAGTAATCAATACCACCCACAGTAGATGGTGAGTAGGTGACCCGCACCACGGAATCTAGCGTCCAGAACAGGCCAGCAGGCGACGTTGTACCGCCACGCAGGGGTAGCCCTTTGACTACCTTACCAGTCGATACAGACGTCTCATTGGCGTCCGCAGACACCCAATCATTGAAGTTGCCTGCTGAACTGTTTTTGATCAATCCATAGTTGCCGTAGACAAACAGGTAAGGGTGAAGCATCACCACGCCACCAGACACTGATACGTTAGCGTCAAAGGTTAGGGTAGATGAGCCAGTGATAGTGGCCGCTTGGCTCAATATGGCCGTCCATGTGCCAGATACGCTAGAGGCGGACACCACGGTGGTGCCACTAGGTATGCCAGTGCCAGTAACGGTCAATCCTGCACCGATAGCTACGTTGGTGGTAGCAAAGGTCACAGTGGTTGTGGAGTTCAGCGTTCCAACAGCAGTAAAGACGCCTACAGGCGCCAAGGTGGTGTTGGGGAATGGGCCAAACAAGGGGCGAGTGTTCTCGATGCTGTCGATGTTGGTGAGGTTTTGACCTGCGTGCGCAATCAGGTTATTCACCCCACCACCTGTCGCGTCATATCCAATATCAAACTGCCACAAGTTGTTAGTACTTGAGGTGAAGCCAGTCATCGTGAAGTCAGTTGGGCCAGACCCAATACCGTCATCGTTGTCTGTCGTCCACTGTTGTAGTTTGTCGTTCGTTCCAGAGATGACGTAGTTCAAGCCATTGGTAGAGGTCATGGTCATGCCACGAGATATACCAGATGCGTTCAAGAAAATGCCGCGGTAGCCACCCATCTTGCGGGGCAGGCCGTTTTGAAAACGTACCCACTGCCCATCCATGTAGGAGGGGGCGTTGAAAATGGTGCCGTCCCGCTGGATGCCCGGTTTAATCTGGAGCGCAACAACCTTCGCTGTCATGTAAACGTACCCCCAGAAATACCATTAACTACCGCCAAACCAGTTGATGTCAATGTCATTCCATTCACCCCAGCCGCAGAGAAGGCTAACTGCCCACTAGCCGCCAAATACAAACCAGTTGTTGTGTCGCTAGTAAACGCCAATGATGGCGCCGCGGCAGAGCCTGCACCCAACTTCAAAGCAGTGATCGTGCTTGATGTAGATGTCTGTGCGTTGTATACGTTCGTTCCATCACAGATCGCAATGATGGTTTCGTTTTGAGGCAAGACAACAGTAGTAGCGCCAACAGCAACCGTTTTAAAAGTCAGCGTAAACGCGCCTGTAATCTTGTTTTGCAAGGTATACAGTTGAACTGTAGATGGAAGAACCACAATACAGTTTGATGTCAAAGTGCCTGTGTACTCTTGGATGGTGCTAGACGCCTCAACCACGCTTAGGGTCACCGTACCGCCAGTAACTACCTTATTTAGCTGGGTATAGACGAATGTGGATGATTGGCCATAGCCGTATGAGTTGTAGCCAGTTGTTCCGTTAGAGACAAGTACAAACGATTCAGCTAACTGAAGCTGTGCCTGTGCATTGTTGTCAATGGTGTCTGTACCAGCGGGATAGACAGTCAAGATGCCTGTGCCGTTGTTACGGATCATTACAAACCAGTTGTTTCCAACGCTTGCCGCGGTTGGCAATGTCATGCTTCCTGCGCCACTTTCCCATACAAGGAAAGATGCTCTATCTACGTTGGTCAACGTGTAATCAGAGAAAACGCTGGTTAATGGGTAAGACTGGTTTAGCGTTGTGCTAGTTGCAACCAATCCATATCCAGCCAAGTCAGCGGCGTTAGCGGAGGATGTACCAGCGCCAAAGGTGACCGATGACCAAGTGCCGGGGATCGTGGTGTTGTTGGTTACGTATACGTACTGCGCAACCCCAGAGGCCACAGACACAATCGTCGCCAAAGTAGTGTTTGTCACCACCGTGAAAGCATTAGCACCTACGTTTCGTATCAGAGCACTTTGGCCTTCTGATACCTGCGTTGCAGGCGGCATGATCAACTCTAAACCTGTAGTTGATGCTGAAACCTCAATGATGTTCGCTACAACGTCTGAAGTGTTGCCGTTGATTGGCCACTGTAGTTCGGTGTCTGTGGTCAGAGCGATGTATTCATAACCCACCTGTGATGGGTTGATCGTCTGTCCTGTGTAGGGATTTACATAAGTTGTCATATTAAGAGTCCACGGCTATGGCTGAACGATCACCAACACGTGCGACGTCTTCCGTCTTCAGTGCGGTAATGGCTTCTGTGTATTTTTGCTGGAATATCGCACGCGAATCGTTCTTTAAGAACGGCATCGCCTGCAACAGGGTTCCGTACAGCATCGCGTTCGGTGCGTACTGGGTGAGCCAGTTGGTCTGGTTTGTTGAACTAAGGGGCGCTATACGTTCGTAGTACAGCACCTCAAAGGTGTAAGCCTGATCTGGCGTAGGGGCTAAGTACCAATGCTCATAATCGGTGTCTGCGTAGTACTTTGGCAAACCTGTTTCTGTGACGTTTGGCCAATAGTTCTTGAGGTACTCAAACTTGCGCACAAAGACGGGCTCCATAGTCGTACCATTATTGATACTCATGGATACCGTTTTGCGCCAGCGTGCAGGCTTAGCCAATGTAGGCTCGTCTGGCGTAACTGTAGAGTTAGCCACCGTCAGTTGGCCTAGTGTCTTGATTTCTTGCGCGATTTCAAACTCGCACAATGTGATGAATGTGGGTATAGCGGCGACGACAGCGGGGTCACTACGCTCAAGGTACTGAAGCACCGTGCTCGTCAGTGAGTCGTATGTCATCACCCATGATGGTGTCGTTGCCATAGTTGCCCTTTATAGTTACCCTATTGTCCCATTACCTGACGATGGCGGCAACCCTATGACAGGAAAAGCGCGCGCTCATCTTTGCGGCGGTTCTCTAACCCCTTGAGGATCTTTCCACCCGCCTTGCAATACTTCAACAATTCTTCTGCCGCGCCTTCCATATCCCCGCGAAGAACCTTCTGACGGAGGGTTGAGCGCTGTAGTGTTCCAAGACCAACATTAAAACTAAAAGAGATAAGAGCATCGTACTGACCCTGAGTGAGGGGAACAGGACAGAACTGAACCACACCTCGCTCAAACCTAGCCAAATCTG